ACGTGATGGGATCGCCGGTCAACTCGACGCCGACGACTTCCATGGCAAAGGACTGGATATACGACTTGAAAATGTGAGCCTGATTCTTCGACGCCGACAGGAAAATCTGGTTACGGCCCGTGGTCAGGGCATCAATCAACGCCTCACGGGCAAAGTAGAAAGTCGCCCCGATTTGCCGGCTTTTCAGGATGGCCCTGGTGCGCTGATTGCCAGCCTTGTACCAATCCAACTGATAGCCGAAGCACCCATCGACAAACGCCTGAGTGAGCAGCTCGATATGCTCCTCGCTGAACTCATTGCGACTCGGCTTTTTCTTCGGCCCGCTGTTACGGTCATTCAGTTTCGGGTTTAGCTCAGACTCGGTACCGCCGCCTTTGAACCGCTCAATACGGGCCTGGCGCTCCAACTGCCGGTGGAGCAGGTCAATTTCTTTGAAGTCGCCGCTGGTCTTGCCGTCCTTCAGGATCAGCTGTACCAAACGCGCCTCCAGCGCCCCGCCGATGCGTTCGACGTTATCAGCCCGGTCCCATTCGTCACGGGCCTTCCAGCTGTGAACGGTCTTCTCTTTTTCGTCCAGGTACTCGGCAATTTCGGTGATGCGCCAACCCGTCCAGTACAAAAATTTGGCCTGGCGACGGTTATCACGGACGGGAATTTCAGCGAGAGCATTCATGGCGCAGATGCTGCCTCCCGCGCGCGTGGTACACCCGCCCCGCGCCCTGTAAAGCGTTGCTCTACAAGTGCGGCTCGTTGCCCGCGAGGCCGCAGCTGCCGACCATGCCCACATCGCAACGGCAGTTCGCCGCCACCGCACTGAGGACTCCCCATGGCCAGCAGCACCAAACAGAAATTCCGCTCCAAGTGGACCCGCATTGCCGTAGAAGGCGCGACCACCGATGGCCGCATCATCGAACGGAGCTGGATTGACGACATGGCCTCGCAGTACAGCCAGAACACCTATGGCGCTCGCATCAACTGCGAACACATCAAGGGTTACTGGCCCGGTGGCGAATTTGGCGCTTACGGCGACGTAGTGGCGCTTAAGGCTGAAGAAGTCGACATTGCCGGAATCAAAAAACTGGCGTTATTCGCCCAGCTTGAACCCAATGACGCGTTGCTGGCCTTGAACAAGGCCGGTCAGAAGGTCTACACCTCGGTCGAGATCCAGCCCAAGTTTGCCGATAGCGGCAAGGCCTACTTAGTCGGCCTCGCCATCACTGACACCCCAGCCAGCCTGGGCACCGAAGCCCTGAGCTTCAGCGCTACACACGGCACCTTGGCCGGACGCAAACAGGACAAGGACAACCTGTTCAGCGCTGCTGAGGAAGCCTTACTCGAATTCGAAGAAGTCACCGACCAGCCGAGTGCTTTTGCAGCAATCAAGGCCAAGCTCGGTGAGTTCATCAAACTGAGCAAGGACAAGGATGGCAAGGACGCCAACACTTTCTCCGACATCGGTGAAGCGCTGGAAAGCCTGGTAACCCTCGCCACCCAGCAGGCTGAGCAAGCCGAAGTTTCAAGCACGGCCATGGCAGATCTGAAAAAGCAGTTCACCGGCCTGGATACCGAGTTGAAAGAGCTCAAAACCAAGCTCGGCCAAACCGCTGACCTCAGCCAGCCACAGCGCCCGCACAGCACTGGCGGTGCTGGCACCGTACTGACTGCTTACTGACCCAACGGCCTACACCGACAAGCCTATTCACCGGAGAACACCCCCATGCGTAAAGAAACACGCTTCGCCTTCGCCGCCCTGGCCGTGCAGATCGCCCTGCTCAATGGCGTAGCCAGTGCCCACGAAAAATTCAGCGTCGACCCCAGCATCCAGCAAAAACTGGAAGTTGCGGTGCAGGAATCCGATGGTTTCCTGAAACAGATCAACATCATTGGCGTAGACGAACAGTCAGGCGAGGCCTTGCTGCTGGGTGTTAACGGCCCAGTTGCAAGTCGCACGGATACCTCCACAGGTACCCCCCGCAGCCCGTTAGGCCGCAGCACGCTGAGCAAAGATTCCTACACCTGCAAGCAGACGAACTTCGACAGCGCGTTCCCCTACGCCCTGCTGGATGCCTGGGCCAAGTTCCCCGACTTCCAAGTCAAACTGAGCAACGCGATCATCCTGCGCCAGGCGCTGGACCGCATCATGATCGGTTTCAACGGCACCAGCGCCGCTGCGACCACCAACCGCGCCGCTAACCCACTGCTGCAAGACGTCAACATCGGCTGGCTGCAAAAAATCCGCCTCAGCGCCGACGACCGCGTGCTCGATGCTGCCACCATCGGCCCCCGCAAAGTCATCAAGGTTGCGGGTGTCGACACCGTATTCGAGGGCGATTACGCCAACCTCGACGGCCTGGTGTTCGACGCCATCCAGATGCTCGACCCGTGGCACCGCACCCGGCCGGATCTGCGCGTCATGGTTTCCCGCAACCTGATGCACAGCAAGCTGCTTGCAGCCGTGGAAAAGGGTGCCGACTCCAACCAGGAAGAAAACGCCGCTCAAGAGATTGTCAGCCGCGCCCGTTTGGGTGGCCTGCCGGTCGTCGACGCCCCGTTCTTCCCGGATAACACCGTCCTGGTCACCACCCTCAGCAACCTCTCGATCTACTACCAAAACGGTGCCCGCCGTCGCCACTTGAAAGACGAGCCCGAGCTGGATCGTGTCGCCGACTACCAGTCCTCCAACGAAGCCTATGTCATCGAAGACTTCGGCCTGGTCGCACTGGTGGAAGGCATCACGGCCGTCAACTATCCAGCACCGACCGAGGCCTAAGAGGCGCGCCATGCATCAGACACCAGCCCAACGTAACCAGCTGCGCAAACGCGCAGCCATTGAGGCCGCTGCAACTGCGCCGGCCACTTCAATGGAAGGCGCTACTGCCTACGAGCACCAGTTGGCCCAACTGGCCCAGCACCGCGCGCGCCTCAAGCAGGTGCAGTCCAACCAGGGCAAAGCTGAACTCAAGGCGCTGCTGATCCCTGAGTACGAGCCCTACGTGCAAGGCGTGCTGGACGCTGGCAACGGTGCCCAAGACGAAGTCCTGACCACGATCATGCTCTGGTGCATTGACGCGGGCGGCTACGGCGGCGCGCTGACGATTGCTGACTACGCCATCAAGAACGGTCTGAAAATGCCGGACCGCTTCGAACGTACCACCGGCACCTTGATCGCCGAGGAAATCGCCGAAGCCGCCCTCAAAGCGCAAAAGGCTGGCGATCGTTTTCCACTGGAGTTCCTACAGGAAGCCCAGCGCATCACTGCTGAACAGGACATGCCGGACCAGGCTCGCGCCAAGCTGCATCTGGCGCTCGGCAAGGCACTCGCAGCCATTCCTGATGATACGGCTGCCGACAACCTGGTAGCCCTGGCAGAGGCTAAGCAGCACCTGGCCAAAGCCATCGACCTGCACAGCAACTGCGGCGGCAAAAAAGATTTGGAGCGCGTCGAGCGTCTCTTCAAAAAACACACTGCCCCAGGCAGTTAACCGAGCGTCCCCACGCACCCCGCCGGCTCGGGGCGGATCGGCCAGGCCGCTCCTCCTGAACGTGAAGCCCAGACCACCGGCGACCCATTTTCTGAGTGCTGTTCCATGAGCGCATTTGTAGCCAGCGGCCCAATCACCGGCGGTCACATCAACACCGACCCGTTCTGGCCCTCAATCGACCTTGAGCAGCTGCGCGCCACCCTGCGCATCGACAGCAGCGTCAGCCCCGCACGCCTTGAAACTGCCGTAATCGCCGCAGCCATCAATCTCAACCGTGAATTGAAGACGTGGAAAGCCAAACAACTGGCAGCTGGCTACGCCACGTTGGCCGAAGTACCCGACGACAAGATCAAAGATGTATCGGTCCAGGCCCACCTGTATCGCCGCGCGATCGAGGCAGGTACCGGCGCAGAAGTCTGCGAGCGGTACCGCGACTACAGCGCAACCAACACCGGCACCGATAAAGCAGAAGAAACAGCCCCGACCATCGACGACTACCGCCGCGATCTGCGCTGGGCCGTGCGTGACTTCCTCGGTTTAAGCCGCACCACCGTGGAGTTGATCTGATGCCCGTCGCTGTCCGCACGAACCAAAACGACACCGTTGACGCCCTCTGCTGGCGTTTCTACGGCCGCACTGCTGGCGTCACCGAGGCCGTGCTTGAAGCCAACCCCGGCCTGGCTGACTACGGCCCCATTCTGCCGCACGGCCTTGTCGTCAACATGCCCGAAGCCCAAACCAGCGCGCCCCAGCGGCAGATGGTGCAGCTATGGAACTGACCCTCTGCAACCAAGGAAACCCACACCATGGCTGATCCGACTTCCAGCGTTGTGTCTGGCCTGCTCATTGGCTTGGGCCTGGCCAGCGTCACGCCAGTCATCGATGACGGGGCGCTATTCGGCGCCATCCTCGGTGCATGGCTGGTTACCAGCACCAAGCGTGACCTGAAGGTCTGGCAACGGCTGGGCTCACTATTTCTGTCCGCCGGCGTGGGCTACTTGTTCGCGCCAATGGCTTTACAGGCAATTCCGTTTATCACCAGCGGTGGCAGCGCCTTTCTCTGTGCCCTGGTGGTCATCCCAATCAGCATCAAACTGATGGTTTGGGTGGAAAAGGCGGATATCTGGGACATCTGGCGTCGCATCAGAGGGGGCACCTGATATGCAGAACATCGAACTGGCCGTGCAGTTGATCGCGGCAATCGCCTACCTGCTGAGTGCCTTACGCCTCGCTTGCTACACCCGAGGCGATGCGCGGTACCGGCGCAGCATCTCGCTGCTGGCAAGCATATTTGGCGCCACGTTGTGCATCTGCGGTCTGGAGATCCTGCTGGACCGCCAGCCAACCAGCCTCGGGCAGACCGCTTCTATCGTGCTGCTCTGCATTCTGATTTTCCGTTCACGCGGCAACGTCGCCGCCCTGTTGAGGCCCAGCGCATGACCACCACCCTCCGCCACGGTGACCGTTCACAAGCGGTGCTGATGCTGCAAAAGAATCTCAACAAGAACGGTGCCAACGTCGTGCCGGACGGTGACTACGGAGACGCCACAGAAGCCGCCGTCCGCGCGTACCAGGTCAAAATGGGCCTGGTCTCCGACGGCGTCGCCGGCACCAAGACTCAAACCAGTCTTGCCGGTGGCGACTGTACCCAACTGCTACGCAACAACGACCTGGTAGTCGCAGCCGAACGTCTCGGCGTACCGCTGGCGAGTATCTACGCGGTCAACGAAGTGGAATCCAAGGGCAAGGGCTTTCTCGACAACGGCAAGCCGGTGATCCTCTTCGAACGCCACATCATGTACCGCCAGCTCGCCACACCTCGAAACGCAGGCGATGACCCGGACGAACTCAAGCGCCACGCCGGCCAGCTCGCCGTCGCCACACCTGCCTTGGTCAACCCGAAACCGGGTGGATACATAGGCGGCACCGCCGAACACCAACGTCTGGCTATGGCTCGCCTGATCGATGACACCGCCGCC